ATATGCCAGACCCTAAAATAGTAATGTGTTATGATCTAGAAAAAGAAAAAGAAGACAATCCTGCTATTGCTAATCAAGCAGAACAACTTCAAGACATGACTGAAGAACTAATGAATAAAGTTCAACAACCACAACTAAATCCGGATAATGTAAATATAACATTTAATGTTCCGCCAGATATGGCAGAAGAAATCATCGATATGATGGCAGAGGCAAAAGCATGGGAAAATATGGATGATGAAGATTTTGAGGATGAGGATCTTTTTCCAGAGGTTAAACCCCGTAAGAAGGCAAAGAAAAAGAAAAAGGTAGATCCTTCTTCTAATAAACCCCAACAAAAGAAAAATAAAAAGGATTCCAATAACTTTGGTAATGATTGGTCGGATTGGAGTCCTGATCCTAAAGACTATATCTAGAATAGATCATTAGGTGAACCGTGACACACTAAGTGTAACGAGCGAAAACAAAATGTCAATAGATTTTCCTTGAAAATCTTTTTAGATGGTGTATGATCCTTTTTGTAATGGAGTAAAATATGAAAAAGAAAAAGAAGACAAAGAAAAAGAAATCTAAAGTAAAAGTAGAATTGACTGATGATATAGTCGATGATATAAAAGGTTTCTTAATAGAAGAAAAACCAGAAAAACCTAAAAAAGTAAAAACACACTACATTGATAATAAGAAATTTTTCAGTGAAATGGTGGAGTGGAAGAAACAAGTAAAAGAAGCAAAAGAAACTGGAGATCCAGTTCCACCAGTCACCGAATATATCGGACATTGCTTTTTAGAGATAGCAGAAAACTTATCTAAAAAACCCAACTTTATGAACTATCCATTTAAGGATGAAATGATTGGTGATGGTATAGAAAACTGTTTGATGTATTGTGAAAACTTTGATCCAGATAAATCAAACAATCCCTTTTCATATTTTACTCAAATCATTTATTATGCGTTTCTTCGTCGCATACAAAAAGAGAAAAAGCAAAACTATATCAAATATAAATTCTTAGAGTCAATGGATCATGATGGTGATTTTAGTCAATATTTGAAGGCTATGGGTATAACAGAAGAAGAACAAGAAAATTATAAAAAACAAGATGAAGAAAAGGTAAAGAAGAAGCGTAAGAAGCGTAAGAAGAAAACATTAGAATCCTTTATGGAGGACTAAATGAAAGTCGCTATTATTTGTGATACACACTTTGGTGTACGAAACGATTCGCCATTATTTTTAAATTACTTTTTGGATTTTTTTGAGAATCAATTCTTTCCGTATCTTAGTGAACACAATATTAAACAAGTAATACATCTTGGCGATCTGATGGATCGTCGTAAGTTTGTCAATTTTCAAACACTAGCAGAAGTGAAAAAGAGATTTATTTCTCATTTTGATTCTGGTGAATTTGAACTTTGGTGTTTAATTGGCAACCACGATACCTATTATAAGAATACAAATCAAATCAATTCACTTAATCAACTTTTTGAAAACAATAATATCAACATTATTGATAGACCCATGAATGTTCAATTTGACAGTCTATCAGTTGCTCTTATTCCCTGGATCAATAAGGAAAATTATGAAACATCTTTGGAATTCATTAAAACTACGACTTCGCCTTTTATTATGGGTCATTTTGAACTGACAGGATTTGAAGTTCTTCGTGGAGTAAAGCATGAAGATGGTATGAGTCCTGCAATTCTTTCACGATTTGATACTGTTTACTCTGGTCACTTCCATTGTAAACAGAGCGAAAAGAATGTTTCATATCTTGGAACTCCATATCAGATTACATTCTCTGATTTAAAAGAAAGAAAGGGATTCCATATTCTTGATACGGAAACTCGTGAACTAGAATTTATTGAGAATCCAAATCGTATCTTCTATGCTGTTCGTTATAATGATGCAGAACGAGACATGTTGAAGGCAGACTTTGCAAAGTATAAGAATTCTTTTGTTAAACTTATTGTAGAAAATAAAACCAAACCTTATATATTTGACAAGTTCTTAGATTCGATGTATGGTAATGGTGTAGCAAGTTTAAACATCATTGAAGAAAACAATGTTGAACTTAGTTCAGAACACACAGTTGACAATACCAAGGATACGCTTACAATTATCAACTCAGAAATTGATGCTATGGAAGAAGTTCAAAATAAAAATAAACTGAAAACTATCATTCATGAACTATACATGGAAAGCCTTTCACAATGAACATATTTGTATTGGATAAGAATCCAACAACAGCAGCAGAATACATGTGTGACAAACACATCGTAAAAATGATCCTAGAGAGTTGTCAATTACTTTCTACTGCTCATCGTGTATTAGACGGTAAAAAGGTGGAAAAGCAGACCAAGAACGGTAGACGCTATACTTATTACATGTTAGAGGATTCCAGAGTAGATTCTTACATCTATAAGTCTACGATGATTAATCATCCATGCACAATCTGGACTAGACAATCAACCCGTAACTATGATTGGTTGTGCAAGCACACACTTGCTTTATGTGAGCAATACACAAAGCGTTATGGTAAGACACATGTATCTACACAATTAGCAGAGTGGCTGTTTAGACACCCACCCACTGGTTTAAAGATTGATAGTCTTACTCCATTTGCTCAAGCAATGCCAGACCAGTATAAGCATCAAGATGCAATTAAAGCATACCGAGATTATTACATTTTTGAAAAATCTAGGTTTGCAAAGTGGAAACTGGGAAACACCCCTGAGTGGTATTTGGAAGGACTCAAAGAAAATTCTTTACTAAATAGTAAAGAGGAAACGATAAATGGAGCAACCGTCTGAAACATATACTCTACATGACCTGCGCGAAGGTATTGCCAAGCGTAAATTAGTTGTACGCAAGGGCAAAAGAAAAGTATTGTTTCGTTGCAAACCCGGTGAAAAGAAAGTAGGCAGACAATGCCGAAGAATACCATCTTCCCAGTTGACAAAACTTAAAAGAAGAGCTAGATTAGCAGCAAGGAAGGCTCGTACCAAAAGAGTAAGAGCACAAAGAAGGAGAAAGATCTCTCTCCGTCGTAGGAGAAATATCCCGAAAACTCCAAGGTGAAATTTAATTATTTGTCATGATTATATTTAAAAAAGTACGCTGGAAGAATTTCCTTTCAACAGGAAATAATTTTACAGAGATAAATCTAGATAAAACTAGAACCACTTTAATTAGTGGTGAAAATGGTGCTGGTAAGACAACCTTACTAGATGCTATTACATTTGTTTTATTTGGTAAACCCTATAGAAATATCAATATTCCACAATTAGCAAACTCAATCAATGAGAAGGATTGTATGGTTGAGATTGAGTTTGTATCTGGTGGTGTAGAATATAAGATCCGTAGAGGACTTGCACCAAAGATCTTTGAGGTCTACAAGTCGGGTAAGATGATGGATCAGGATGCTAAATCCAAAGACTATCAGAAGATGTTGGAAGAAACCATACTGAAGATGAACTATAAGTCATTCTGTCAGGTGGTTATTCTTGGTTCCACCAACTATGTCCCATTTATGAGACTTCCTGCAGCAGATCGTAGAAGTATTGTAGAAGACCTACTAGACATCAATGTGTTCTCATTGATGAATACACTACTAAAGTCTCGTATGGCTCAAATGAAGACAGACATCGCAGAACTAGAACACAAGATCGAGTTACAGAAAGAAAAGACAATTGCTCAGAAGCGTCATATTGAAACTCTTGCTAACAAGAACAAAGAGACAATAGACCGACATGAGAAAGAAATTCAAGAATCTTATAAGCAAATTGAAGAGCATCAAAAAGAAATTGATGAAAAGAAAAAGAAAATAGAAGAACTTATTCAGATGTCTTCTCAAATTAATGTTGATGCCGAGGTTGAAAAATTAACAGATCTTGGCAGAACCATTAGTATGGAAATGAGAAAGTTAGATAAAGATATTTCTTTTTATTCAACAAATGATCATTGTCCATCTTGCTCACAGAAGATTGATTGTGAGCACAAGGAAAAGGTTTTGACTGAAAGAAACAAAAAGAAGTCAGAACTAGAGAAGGGATTGCAATTACAAGAAAAGCAAATGACTAAGTTGAGTGAAAAAGTCGTAGAAAAGAATCTAATCAATAACAAGATTATTCTAGAACAAAAGATGATTCATGAAATTGACAGTCAGGTAAATGCGACAAATAAGTATGTCAAGAAGTTGCGTTCGGATATTGATAGTATTCAATCAGATACAAAGAATATTGATGAAGAGCAGGCAAAATTAAAAGAGATGGGTCAAGCAGGTAAAGAACTTGTTGAAAACAAGTTGAAACTAAATGATGATATGCATTACTATTCTCTTGCATCTTTCTTGATGAAGGACACAGGAATTAAGAGCAAGATTATTAAGTATTATTTACCAATTATGAATAAGATAATTAACAAATATCTTGCACAAATGGATTTCTTTGTTCAATTTGAATTAAATGATTCATTTGAAGAAACCATCAAGAGTCGCCACCGTGACATCTTCACATATGATAGTTTCAGTGAAGGTGAAAAACGAAAGATTGATTTGTCTCTTTTGTTTGCATGGCGTGCAGTTGCACAATTAAAGAATTCTCTTAATTGTAATTTGTTAATATTTGATGAAGTATTGGATGGTAGTTTAGATGATGTGGCTACTGAATCTTTCCTTTCCATTCTGAAAGGACTTGACAAAGGTACTAACATCTTTGTAATATCTCATAAGTCAAAGGAACTATTACAGGATAAGTTCCAAGATCATATTACATTCGTCAAACGAAACAATTTTAGCAAGATAGATCAGTAAAATGTTAAATAAAGAACCTTATAAAAATTATATGTTGGATCCAAATAATCCTCCAATTAATGGATTGCGCGTATCATTTCCTACACGAAATGGTATAAGAAAAATCAGAGAAGAAGCATCTAGACGGGGAATTACAAATATAAAATCCACATATTATGGTCATTATGTTTCTGTATTACCACCAGAATTAGTAAATGAAGATAATGTAAAATGGTTAAATGCAAATAAAGCAATTCGTGAACCATTGCCCGTTCCTATTGCAGAGTTGTATGTACCAGAAGTAAAGGTAAAATCCGAACCTATAAAAGTTGACCCTAAAAAGTGGGCAAGTTGGGCAAAAGGATTATAATGAAAAAGAAAAGGAAAGTAGGTAAAATAATCAAAGAAGATTTTTATAAGTTTAATCTTCCTGATTGTTATGCTAAAAATCCTAAATTGCACAAAAAAAGAATTCAAAAAGAAGAATACAAAAAAGTAAAAGAAGAACAAGAATTTTTTGAGTGGTACGAAAACGAACTTAAGAAATACGGTTACAAATGAAAAAGAAAAAGAAAAAGTCCCGTCGTATTGGTCGAGGTGATTCTGTAGATTCTCTAATTATGGGTAGCGAACCCGTGTGGAAGGATGCAGATAAACTAACACCAGAGGAATTAGATACCAAGATTCTTCGTGCTATTAATTGGTATAGTTATTCTTGCGATAACAATATGTGCAAACCTTGGGTTATTGATTGGATGATGAAGAATGAATATTCCAAGAAAGATATCAAGGCTGCAATGTGCTGTGATATCAACGCTATGGAATTCATTTATATCGGTAGCCGTTGTCGTATTATGAATTTGGGTGGTAAACTTCGTCCTGAAACTGTGGATATGATCAAAAAGAATATTAAACAAATTATTCACGAAGGTATCCATAAGCCAGCAAAGGTTGAAGATCCAAATAAAGAAAAGGTGAATGTTCAAGAAAGAATTCAAAAGAAAACAGTTGAGTACATGTCAGTAATCGAACAAAGAGTCGATGATTTATTTGACTTGGCTGAAAAAGATGGTAATCTAAAGAATATAGAACACTCCGAATGGTTGCGTATGCAAGGCATTAAGTCTGTTCACCACAAGAAACTTGCAAAGGTACTTGATCCACATATCAAGGAACTCAAGCAAGCATATAAGGGAGATCCCGATCTTAAGGAGGGATTCTCTTTCCTTGGTAAGCGTAAGATCAAGGTTGTAATTGAAGCACTCGAAGAACTTAAAGATATTTTAAACACAAAATGATTTTAGTTGATAATACACAAATTATTCTCGGTACAATTTTTGCACAGTATGATTCACCGATGGATGTAACTCTTGAACTTGCAAGACATGTTACATTATCGACATATCGCATGTATCGTAATATGTTTCACAAGGAATATGGTGAATTAGTTCTTTGTCAGGATGCCGGTAATTACTGGCGACGCGATATTTTTCCAAATTACAAGATTAATAGGAAGAAGACGCGAGCAGTGGATGATTATAACTGGGATCGTATTTTTGAAATCCTTGATACCATTCGCACAGAAGTTCAAGAAAACTTTCCATATAAGTCTATTAAGGTAGAACGGTGTGAAGCAGATGACATCATTGCTACACTTGTAAAGCACTATCATGGTAAGGAAAAGATCATGATTGTGTCAAGTGATAAGGATTTTCAGCAACTATTCCGCTATCCGAATGTAAAGCAATATAGCCCGATTAAGAAGAGTCTGGTGACTTGTACAGAACCAGATCGTTATCTCTTTGAACATATTATAAAGGGCGATGCTACAGACGGTATTCCAAATATTCTATCTGCGGATGATACATTTGCTGTAGATGGAAAGCGTCAGAAGCCGCTTGCTGCAAAAAAACTTGCACAGTGGAAGACATTCAGTGATGTGCCACAAGAGTATCAAACTAATATTAATAGAAATCAAATGTTGGTGGATCACACATATATACCTATGGAGTATGAGAATGCTATTCTGGAA